GATCCAGACGAAGACTTGGATTCAGAAGTATACTATCGTCAAGAAAAAATGGACAAGATAGAAGCAGACTACAAAACCAAGTGGGCAGAACTAAATGATAAGTTTGATGCTGACGAAATAGATCAAGAAGAATACAACAGACAGTTTGCATTGTTAAAAGACCAATATAAAAAAGCCGAAGAGGAACTATCGCAGGTAAAAAGATTTAGTGATGTAAGATTGGTTGCTATTGACGAGAAGAAACCTGTTAAAGAAAATTTAGAAAGCACTGCGGGTATCACAGATGCCTGGTTCAAAGACGGATTTAAAACTTTTAAGAAGCCTGCCAAAGAAAAATACGAAATAGCAGATGCAGACGGTACTGTGAAAACTTTGGAAGGACCTGTATCCTACAAAAAAGGATACTACATAATGACAGGTCCTAAAGGCGAACAATATCCTATGCCTCCGGAAAAGTTTAGAGAACTCAAAGACGATCACGGCAACGGTGTTGCATCATCTAAAAAGATTATCAAAACAGCTAAGTTAGCGGATCACGACGGTAGTGTAAATACTTCATGGGGTGCAACACTAGAATATCGCAACGGCCAAGACTATATAGTGAGACACGGTGCAAACGACTACGGTGTTGTTAAAGCAGATATTTTTCAAAAAACCTATGACACAAGCAAAGCAAACGAAAGCCTCGAAGAAATTACTCGCAGAAATTTTCTATTAAAAGGTTTAACAGCTGCAGGCGTTGCAGCTGCTACAGGTGCTAAAGTTAATGTTGCAAAAGCTGCTGATGCTACTAGTAAATTCGATCCAAATACTTTACAACCCGGCGAAAAATATTATAAAATTGTTATAAAACTTCCAGAAAAACAGATTGTAAAATACCATAGATTAACCGACTTTAAAGATATTCATGAAGTAAACAAAGTTTATCTTGATTTAGTGTCAAAGCACGGTCTTGGAAGTCATGATTTAGATGTTTATAGAATGACTCGTTCAGGTAAGACCAATGAAAACTTTGCTGATGGTGAGGAAAAAGGCAAAAGCAGACCAGGACGTGTAGCTCGCGCAGGTGCTAGTTGTAAAGGTTCAGTGACAGATTTAAGAAAGCGAGCTAAAAAATACAGCGGTGAGAAGGCCAAGATGTATCACTGGTGTGCTAATATGAAGTCAGGCCGTAAAAAAGGGTAAATAGTATTATGAAGATTAGAGAATTATTAGAAGGCGGTCCTGGAGAGAGAAGAATTAGAGATCTTATAACAAAAGGACTTCCTGATCAAAGCAAAATTAGAAAGGGTGGATCTGCTCCAACGACCACTACGGATCGCGAACCTTCTGAAATTTATATCAAGGGTTACAAAGCAGGATATACAGGCAGAGAGGAACAAGGCGATTCTACATCGATAGCACCTCTTAAGTCGTATAGACAAGGCTTTGCTGACGGCAGGGCTGATAAAGAAGCAGGTGATTCTCCAAAATACGATATAAAAGAAATGACGTCAGGTTCAGTTGCATCTAGTATGGGTAACGGCAATGGCTTTGTAAACGGTGGTCCAGGTACTAAAAGAAGAATCAAGAAAAGACGATAAATACAACATATAATATTTCGGAGTCAATAATGTCAGACAAAAAGGTACAAGAAGGTTTAGCAGACCTAGCAGGAAGAGCAGAGATGGATCATGAAGTCCAAATGGCTCGTGCTGATCTATACAAGATTGCCAAGTACGCTATTAAACTACACGATATGCTTAAGAATGTCAGTGAAGAAGAAGGTTTAGAAGGATGGCAACAGGCTAAGATTACAAAAGCCGCTGACTATATTGGTTCGGTTTATCACAACTTAGACTACGACATGAAGTTCGGTGACGGCCAAGACATGACTAACGATGTTGCTGAAACTAAAAAAGTTAAAGCTCCTTACCTTCCAGAATACAAAGAAATGTTAGCGGCTAGATTAGAGTCAAAAAAAAAGAAGTAACTGAAAAAGCTCCTCCGGGCAGAGAAAAACAAGTTAAAGCTCTAAAAAAGAAATTTGACGATCCTGGAGCACCTTATGCTATTGCTTGGGCACAACATAAAGAACACGGCAAGCCAAAGAAAAAATAATTATGTTTGACTTTGATACTACCTGGGTCGAACTACGCCCTAGTAATGTATGCAAGGGAGTAGGTGTTTTTGCAATTAAAAACATCCCGCAAGATACAATAATTTTTGAATACGCTCCGGAAGACATATTTTATTCTTGGGATGAAATTACAGATCCCGCTGTTGCTAAATTAGTTGCAAAATTATGTCATATCACACCACAAGGGTTTTACATAGCAGGACATCCTAGTACACTGGGAATGGCATATTATGTAAACCACAGCGAAACTCCAAATGTGTACTACGATACTACCATAGACAACTATATAAGTTTAGTGGATATAAAAGTTGACCAAGAATTAGTTTGTATATACGATAAAGAGGAACAAGATTGGCTTATCTAAATCATAACTTGCCGTGCATCACAGCATATATTCGCAATGAATACTTGTACAATCATCAACAAGGTCATGGTGAATTTACTCCGTGTGATATTCATAGTGTAGCAAGCATGGAAAAGCGTGTTCCTTTATTTGAAGCATTTTTAGAAAACGGTGTTAACTGGACAAGAAGACCAATCACTGCTTTTTGTTGGAAGAAAGATGCTCCTATTCATCCTTTGAACATACACATGTATTGGGATTGCTTTAGCCCATATATAGATGTACAGGTTAGAAATAGAATGGCTAATCTACGAGCAAGATTATTAGACTATAAAGGCAACTTCCACACAGGTGTTTATATGTTTACACTAGACTGGGGATGGGAAAATAAAGCAGGCAACACTAATACAAACTTTTCCGAAACACCAGAACACAAATGTGCCCATGTGTTTAAGATGGACGATGGAAACTTTTTTGCATATCCTAATAACAGGATTATTTGGCACGACGATGCTTGGGTTCATGATCCTATTCAAGGTAATCCAGGATATCAAATTGACATGACAGAGTATTCTGTTGAAAATTCACGCCTTACCGTCACGGACAATTCGTACTTCACAGAATTTGGCAAATCAGAGTCAAATAACGTTTGACATCTTTCTAAAAATCAACTATAATAATCGTATTAATAAAGGAGAATCTTGATGAGCGATCGCGTCTACGGACCAGAAGAAAAAGCAAAACTTGAGCGGCTAGTTCGCGAAGGTGTAACTGTATTACAAGAAGTAGAAGATCTACAAACAGGTCTTAAAGACACTGTAAAAGCAGTAGCAGAGGAACTTGATGTTAAACCTGCACTAATTAACAAAGCAATCAAGGTTGCTAAGAATCGTGACTGGGATAATCATAATTCAGACTTTGAGGATTTAGAAGCAATTGTTACATTGCTTGGATACGACAAGTAATGCAGAATATAAAAGACTTTTGGGTCAACAGTTATCGTTCAGATAAAGTAGCATTTGGCTTTGAACTAGTGAGCTTTGTTTTTACAGTAGCCGCTAGTATGTACCTAGCAATTAATGCTGCCGATCCCGATATGCGATACGTTTATCCAGGTTTTTTTGTAGGAGCAGTAACACAAGTATATGCAAGTTGGCGTAGAGGAGCGGCGTGGATTATGTTGCTCACGTTTTACTTTTCATGTGTAAATATTTTTGGATTTGGTAGGGCCGTTGGATGGTATTAGAAACTCTTAAATGGACTGCTACAAGTTTTCTTATTGTAGGTTTTGGACTGTTTAGTGCAGGCATCGACTTTGGGTGGTACTTACAAATCTTTGGCGGTATGCTTTGGTTTGTTGCAAGTGTTATCATGAAAGATAAAGCACTAATGGCCACTAACGGAGTAATGACTTCTGTAGGAATTATAGGAAAATTACTTGGATGAAGTTATTAGTGTGCGGTGATAGTTTTGCTGCGGACTGGAATGGAGAATATCCTGGTTGGGTAGATATATTATCTAAACATTTTACAGTTACAAACAGAGCACAAGCAGGCGTTGGTGAATATAAAATATTAAAACAGATAGAACAAGGCATAGACTACGATTTTATTATAGTTAGTCATACAAGTCCTTACAGATTGCATACAAACAATAGCATACATGCTACAAATTTACACAAAAACTGCGATCTATTATACAATGACGTTGCTGATAAATGTTCACTCTTTAATAAAAAAGTAAAATCAGCAAAATTATGGTTCGAAACACATTATGACGAACAATATCAAGAAGACATTTATCGCTTGATTAGACAAAAAATAGATAGTATACTAAAAGACAGTGAATATTTAAGTATTAGTCACTTACCATGTGTTAAAAAGTTTGCCCAAGAGAAGCAATATTTAGATTGCAGTGTTTTTTGGGAGAATAATCGAGGTATTGTTAATCATTATAGCAAAGAAGGCAATGAAAAATTAGCATCAATAATGCAGAATTACATTGAATAAAAAGATATATACAACACGCTATACTGAAAAGTGGCATGTAGAAGGTAGTCCAGCCAGAAATGGACATACAAGGAGAACAATTTGAGTTATGTAGACGCATTCTTTGATAGAGATGCAGATATTATTCGCGTCGTCGAACGCAGAGACGGACGCAGACATTACAATGAGTACCAATCCAAGTACACATTCTATTTTGAAGATCCTCGTGGCAAGTACAAAAGTGTCTACGGTGATCCACTAACACGCATTGTTTGTAAAAACACCAAGGATTTTCGCAAAGAAGTTGCTATTAACAAAGGCAAGAAGTTATTCGAAAGCGACATTAATCCAATCTTCCAATGCCTAAGTGAAAACTATCTTAATCAAGATGCACCTAAACTAAACATTGCGTTTTTCGATATCGAGACCGACTTTGATCCAGAGCGCGGCTTTGCTGATCCAGCAGATCCATTTATGGGCATTACATCAATATCTATCTATTTGCAGTGGTTAGAAACAATGGTGTGTTTAGCAGTTCCGCCTAAAACACTTACCATGGAGCAAGCACAAAAAGAAATTGAAGGTATTGAAGGTGTTGTTCTATTTGATCGTGAAGCAGACATGCTTAATACTTTCTTAGATTTAATTGAAGATGCTGATATCTTAAGTGGTTGGAACAGTGAAGGATATGATATTCCGTATACCGTAAACCGTGTAAGTCGTGTACTAAGCAAGGATGACACAAGACGCTTTTGCTTGTGGGGACAGTTGCCTAAGAAGCGTGAATATGAAAAGTACGGGAAGCAGGCAGTTACATTTGACCTAGTAGGGCGTGTACACTTGGACAGTTTGGAACTGTATCGTAAGTATACCTATGAAGAACGACATTCATATCGATTAGATGCTATTGGTGAAATTGAAGTAGGCGAAAACAAAGTACCCTATGAAGGGACACTTGATCAGTTATACAACAATGACTTCCGAAAGTTCATTGAATATAACATTCAGGATACTGCACTACTAGATAAACTAGACAAAAAACTAAGATTCATTGATCTTAGTAACTCGATTGCACATGAAAACACTGTTCTACTACAAACAACAATGGGTGCTGTTGCTGTAACAGAACAAGGCATTATCAACGAAGCACACAATCGCGGACTGCAAGTTCCTAATCGGCCTAAACACGACGATACAGAAAGCACACAGGCCGCAGGTGCGTATGTTGCATTTCCTAAAAAGGGGTTGCACAAGTGGATCGGGTCAATGGATTTGAATTCACTGTATCCGTCAGTGATTCGAGCATTGAATATGGCTCCAGAAACTATTGTAGGACAGATTCGACCAGAGATCACAGAAGATCGTATCAAAGAAGATATGACTCTTAAGAAGAAAAGTTTTGCAGGTTCATGGGAAGGTCGCTTTGGCACTGAAGAATATGAAGCAGTAATGCAACAACGCAAAGATATTCCTTTAACTGTTGATTGGGAAGATGGTAGATCAGACACACTCAGTGGTGCAGAGATTTATCAGCTCATATTCGACAGTCAAATGCCATGGATGTTGTCAGCAAACGGCACAATCTTTACAACAGAGTTCGAAGGTGTTATTCCAGGTATCTTAAAGCGTTGGTATGCTGAACGAAAAGACATGCAGAAGATGCTTAAGAAAGCCAAAGAAGCAGAAAACAAAGCAGAGATTGAATACTGGGATAAAAGACAGCTAGTGAAGAAGATTAACCTAAATAGTTTGTATGGTGCTATTCTTAATCCAGGTTGTAGATTCTTTGATAAGCGTATTGGGCAATCAACTACACTTACAGGTAGACAGATTGTCAAACATATGAGTGCAGAAGTGAACAATACTATTGCAGGCGAGTATGATCATGTTGGTAAAGCAGTAATCTACGGTGATACTGACTCTGTATATTTCAGTGCATGGCCAGTTATCAAGGATGATGTAGAAAGCGGCAAGTTAGATTGGACTGCTGAAAAAGCTATTGCACTTTATGATCAAGTCTGTGAACAAGTAGACGGCACATTCCAAGACTTTATGACTCGGGCTTTCCACTGTCCAAAGTCAAGAAGTGATGTTATCGCGGCTGGTAGAGAAATTGTTGCCAAGTCAGGCTTGTATATTACTAAGAAGCGTTATGCGGCACTGGTTATTGACAACGAAGGCTTTAGAACAGATGTAGACGGTAAGCCAGGCAAGGTAAAGGCCATGGGCTTAGACTTACGACGCTCAGATACTCCGGTATACATGCAAGAATTCCTTATGGAGATCCTACTAATGGTATTGCAGGATGCAGAAGAAAAGGCAGTGTTAGAACGCATTACTACATTCCGTAAAGAGTTCGAAGAAATGCCGGGCTGGGAGAAAGGTTCACCTAAACGAGCCAACAAGATTGGCTTTTATCAGAAAGAAGAACAAAGAAAAGGCAAAGCGAACATGCCTGGACATGTTCGAGCAAGTATTAACTGGAATACACTCAAGCGTATGAACGGTGACAAGTACTCGCAAGAGATTGTAGACGGTATGAAAGTTATTGTTTGTAAACTAAAACAGAATCCTCTAGGATATACAAGTGTTGCGTATCCTACAGATGAGCTAAGATTACCTGAATGGTTCAAGGAGTTACCATTCGATGATTCTGCTATGGCAGAAACTATTATTGACAACAAACTAGATAACTTGATTGGTGTTTTGGACTATGATCTAGAAGATACTAAACAACATAACACCTTCAGTAGTTTGTTTGACTTTGGAGAATAAAATGATCATGGAATTTAAAGTGTCAGTTGACACAGAAAAAGAAGAAGACAGAGAATTACTCGAAAAAATTATTGAAATTGTAGAGCAATACAAAGAAGAAATCGACCGTAACAAGTTGACAAAACCTAAATAATATCATATACTTACATAAACTATGGAGAAAAACATGAAAGATATCTTGCAAGACATTGTTGCACACACTCACGCACTAGGCTTCCTATCATTGGTCAAGGTCAGTAACGAAGACGGTACTGCTATCGACTCAATGGCAGAAGATCGTTCAGTGATTTTAAGTGCAACTACTCACTCACCTGTGTCAGAGTTTAAAGGCACATTTGGTATGCCTAACTTAGACAAACTAGCACTACACTTGAAGAATCCTGAATACAAGGAAAATGCAAATGTAGCTGTTGTAGAAGCAGAGCGCAATGGCGAAGTTATTCCTACACATATTCACTTTGAAAATGCCGCAGGTGACTTCCAGAACGACTATCGCTTTATGAATAAAGCAATCATCGAAGAAAAACTTAAGACAGTTAAGTTTAAAGGTGCTAACTGGAATGTAACATTCTCGCCAAGTGTAGCAGCTATTGCTAGAATGAAACTTATGAGTGCTGCACATTCAGAAGAGCCTACATTTAATGTATCAACCAAAGACGGTGATCTAGTGTTTAGTTTCGGCGATGCTAGCACACACGCAGGACAGTTTGTGTTTGAAGCAGGCGTAGAAGGTACACTGCAACATACATGGTCGTGGCCTGTAGCGCAAGTACAGAGTATCTTAAACTTAGATGGCGATGTTACTATGAGCATTTCAGATCAAGGTGCTATGCAGATCAGTGTTGATTCGGGCATGGTCAAGTACGATTACATCCTACCAGCGCAAAGCAAGTAATGAACAAAGATTTAACCGCAGAACAGAACGACTACGCAAGATTTCTCCCAGCACTGAGTGGCTTTTATGCCACTTATGTTGGAAAACAGCGTTATGACGAATATGTAGATAAATCTAGGATTCCAAGTAATTTTTCTAACGGGGTAGAAAGTTTAAACTATCTTAACAAGGATCAAGGGCAGTTCACATACAAATGGACTCTGTATTCAGCAGGACATGCTGATCTTGATACAACTAAACATGTGCCCAAGGAAGACATGGTACGAAATCGCGATAGAGAAAATACTTGGATCTTAGGTGACTCGGGTGGTTTCCAGATTGGTAAGGGTGTTTGGGAAGGAGACTGGAAAGATCCTAGTTGTCCTAAAGCACAAAAGAAAAGAGATGGTGTACTAAAGTGGATGGATGCATACATGGACTATGGTATGATCCTTGATATTCCTGCTTGGGTGTGTCGTTCACCTAAAGGCCGTGAAGCAACTAACATCAACTCTTACATTGAAGCAGTACAAGGTACATACGTCAACAACGATTATTGGGTACGCAATCGTAACGGCAACTGTAAATTTTTAAATGTCTTGCAAGGTGAAAATCACGCAGAAGCCGACGATTGGTATGATCGCATGAAGAAGTATTGTGATCCAAAGCAGTATCCAGATGCACACTTTAATGGTTGGGCAATGGGTGGTCAGAACATGTGTGACATTCATTTAGTCCTAAGACGATTAGTGGCCTTAAGATACGACGGTTTACTAGAGCGTGGCATCCACGATGTAATGCACTTCCTTGGCACAAGTAAACTAGAGTGGGCTACCTTGCTTACAGATATACAACGAGCAGTAAGGAAACATCACAATGAAGATTTTACCGCTACTTTTGATTGCGCTAGTCCTTTCCTTGCCACAGCAAACGGACAAATTTATATTCAGACAGAGATTGAAGATAGAACCAAGTGGGTCTACCGAATGGTTCCGAGCATAGATAACAAGCAATATGCCAACGACAATC